CTCAACCAAACCCTCGGTTCGCTCAAACGGGAACTCAAGGACTCGAAAAAGTCCAAAGAGGAAACAAAAACTCCTGAAAAAACCAAACCGGACGAGAATCGTCTATCAGAGAAACTGGAGAGATTAGCCATGCGAAACGCAGGCATAACTCATCCAGACGATATGGAACTCGCTCGCAATACCGCGAAGAAATGGAATATGGATGTTGACGAGATTCTGGACGACGAGGACTTCAAGGCAAAACTTGAACGCCAGCAGACGGCCAGGGACAATGTCAAAGCCACTTCCAACATTCGAGGTTCCGGCGGACCTTCACAAGCGAAGAATACAACGGCGTATTGGCAGGCAAAAGGCGTACCGCCTACTCCTGACGATGTTCCTGACGCTAACATTCGCAGAAAAATCGTGAAGGAACTGGTGAAAGCCGCTAAAAGCGGATCGAGCGGGAACCAATTCTACAACGGTTGATATAGACATGCTCGTTCGGTGTTAATAGGTAAAAATTAACACTAGAATGGCTGTCAATAACACAATTACCTTAAATTCGTAGGGTACGCTGGGAGTAATCCCTTTGATAAAATATCCATCTGAATTCGGTGAAAGTCCTAACGAGAAAGACGAGGATAACGCCGAGCCAATCCGAAAGGAAGGTGTAGAGACTAAGAGATGGACTCCTCAAGTTTGTTTGTTCTTTGAAAGTATGTTAGTCTATATGTATAGTCTTAACTTACTATACTATGTGGGCTAGAAAATTCTCAAAATGTGCACAGTGTTATAAAACTGATATTCCACACAAAGCTCTTGGTTTCTGTAAAACTTGCTATGAAAAATCTAAAGGATATATCTGGCAAAAAACTTATAGAGCAAGGAATCTTGAAACGATAAGGATTCGCCAAAGAGTAAGAAATAAGAAATCACCTAATGTTCACGGACTTAAGAGTATTAAGTCGAGGTGGATGAAAAGGTTGATTGAAAGAGATGGAGAAAAATGTGGAAATTGTGGAAACAAAGAGAATTTGACCTTAGAACATATTATTCCTCAATGCGTTGGGGGAAAATATGAAGAGGATAACTTAAGAGTTTTATGTCTAAATTGTAACATTAAGACATATCATAAATTAGTTAAAGATGCGCTAAGGTTCTACTTTCAAAACAAAAAACCAAGGATGAAGCCATAGTCCGAACTGCATAGAGATATGCAGAGATAGGCAGAAATGACCTATCCGCCTTGTACATTGAAATCCCCCATATTCACGAATTGCTTTCTGCAAAGGTTGTGGTAGCATGAAGATATGCTACAGGATAAAGAAATCGAAAGAAGACTGAAAATAAGCAAAGCTCTCAAAGGCAGACCGCCATGGAATAAGGGTCTAAAAAACTGGCGAATCACTTCTGCGGAAACCAGACGAAAAATAAGCCTTGCGCTGAAAGGGAGAACATATGTTGTTTCACCAGAAACACGAAGAAAAATCTCTGCTACAATGAAAGGAAGGAAGCCACCGAATCTTGAGTTCCTGCACGCTCTCCCAAGAACATCTGAATGGAGAGAAAATATCTCTAAGGGCAATAAAGGTAAAATCGTTACAGAAGAAACGAGGAGAAAAATCAGCGAAGCAAAACGCGATCCCATAAGACCTTTGTATAGAGCAATTCGTGAATGCTACAAGTCAAGAGAATGGAGAAAAGCTGTCTTTAGGAGAGACAACTACACATGTGTCGTATGCAAGAATAGGGGCGGAGTGTTGAACGCCGACCACTTTCCTAGAAGATTCGTTGATATACTGCGAGATTCAAACATTACGACAATAGAACGGGCACTTGACTTAAATGATTTGTGGAATGTTGAAAACGGGCGCACTCTTTGCTTTGAGTGCCATACACAAACTGAAACATGGGGGAATAAACATAAGGTTATAAAGTAACAGCTTGACGAAACGATTTTCGAGGATTCGCTCCAAGACAGACTCGACCATCCGCAGACCTGGAAGGAGATGTGCGATGTTACAGTTCACAACACTCGCGTCATTTCCTCTTCCTACATGTCCACAACGCCGTCAGTTCAGACGGTTACGAGAGGCACAGGAACGGCTCTGCAGGTATTCGCGGAAACGGCGGAAACGCTGACAATTTCCACAGGCCGTGATCTCGGAGTTCTTGTGGACTGGGGAGATTGGTATCAATCTCCGTGGACGAAAGGAGCAGAACTCTTTGATCGCATCGGGGCGCTTCTCAATGAATACATCGAGAGCGCTGTCCTTGCGCGCCATGCCTCTTGGACTGACTTCGGTACATCTTCAATCGGAGGCGGAGGGTCGGCGACAAACCCAATCACAGTTTCCGCATCGAATATCGACGACATCATCAGAGCCGTTAAGCGTGAAATCCGAGTAGGAAACGGACAGAAGATGATGAACCAATACGGAGTCGGATTCGTGTGGAGAGCGGCTGACTTCGAGTATTTGGAGGCTAAACCGGACATTGGCCTCGTTAAATCCCCTTTAATTGACTTGGAAACCCAGAAGTGGGCAACAGGGGGCAAGCAAATATCACCTTACTTCAAGAGTGATATTGTGCAGCCTGAACGACTAAATATGGGGACTCTCGTAAGAGAGATGCGATAGTCTGAACTTCGTTATAACTGTTCATTGAAAACTTAATAGATGACTAGACGCTTTCGTTCTTTTTGTTATAATGTGTGTTATGGACAAAAAGAAGTGGAGGAAAGAATATCGGGAGAAAAATCTTGAAAGGTGGAGAGCTTACGACCGAGAATGGAAGAAACAAGAAAGACTAAAGAATCCTGATAAAGTCAAAGAAAAGCGTAGAGCAAGATACCATCGTGAAAAACAGAATCCTGAATGGTTAGAAAAGCATAGAGAATACATGAGAAATTATAATCGGGAATGGTTGAAAAATAATACTAGACGCCAAGCATATAGGAGAGAGTGGATGAAAAAACTATCACCTGAAAAACAGATCTCCTATATCTTAAGAAATAGGATTAAAAATCTTTTAGTAGCTCACCCTGAAATTAAATTCAGTGAAGCAAAAAAGTCTAAATATAGGCTCGCAGAAGAATTAGTAGGAGCGTCAATCTCGGAAGCTAGGAAACATCTTGAGTATCAATTCAAAGATGGAATGACTTGGAAGAATCATGGGGAATGGCACATAGACCATCGCCGGCCACTAGCTTCGTTTAATCTTCTTGAAAAAGAAGGACAGAAAAAAGCATTCCACTACACAAACCTGCAACCTCTATGGGCGACGGAAAACTTGAGTAAAGGAGCAAGAGTCATCTATTGAGTTAAGAAAACGAAGAAGAGAATCCGAAGCGGTTCTCTCCCTTGACAAAGGAGTAACAAAATGTTTGTCCAGGCAAATGGCTTCAATACCGCTGACCAAGCCCTTAAAGAAGGCACGGTGGAGGGATTGCGGTACTTGGGAGTAGACCATTATTGGTCGAACGAACATACCGCGTTGCATGTATTCGCCGGGGTCAAGAAGGTTGAGAGACTTGGTATCCTTCGCGGAACTTACGGACGAGCGGATATGATTAAATATCCTGCCGCGGACTCCAATATGTTCTTCTCCGGTCTTGCCTTGTACTCTCGAGTGGATATTGGGCATCTTACGCCGACGGCGCATGCAGGGATAGTCTTCGATGTAAATGTAGCATAATCGTTATTCATTAATCACAATCACAATGACTCATAAAACAACATTTGTGGCGCTGATTGTGATAGCGATTATCGCAATCGTAGGACTCTTCACGCCGCAAGGACGGAAAGTAGCGGAAAAAGTAGTATCGCCCGTGACTCAATTGGGAGCCGTATCGACGCTTGACGGCGTTGATATGCCTTTCATATCTATCGGAGGCAAAAGGGCGTATTCTTACTCGCAGGCGATGATTGCCACGAGTTCGACTATTTGCGCTATCCAAAATCCGTTCCGCGCCACCTCGACTATTACGGTGCTCTCCGCTCAATCAACGAGCAACGGAATCGCAGTCGCAAACAATCTCTATGTATCGACATCTACCACGCAATACGGGTCATCTACGCCTGCGCTGGTGCATGCCTTTGCAATGGGAACCGGACAATGGTTTCTCTCATTTAGAGGGAACTCTGCGACGACCACGGGAGGAACCGGGGGAACCAACAGCGCCGATCTTCTCCCGGGAATGTATCCAAACGGATCAAGTAGATACATTCTCGGACCCTCGGAATGGGTGACATTCCGAATCGCCACGAGTACGGCTGGCACATTCGCTTCGTACAATACTGGGACATGTACGGGGCTGTTCGAGAGATTATAGTTTCTCGGCTCTCAGCTCCTTTCCGGGAGCTGGAGCGGAGGAATTAACAGCATACATGATCGCATTCAGCAACACGACCACAAAACGAGGACTCGTACAGCTCTATGAAAAAGAGATAGGGGCTGAGTATGGCTTTATATCCGGCAACAGCGACCGACTTTCCGAGTTCACGGCAAGAGTGAATAATGCTCTCGATATGTATCATCTCCTTTGGGCGAAAGCGGCCGGAACATGGCAGGGAGATGACATAAACTTCACGAACTACCCTATAATCACGGCGAACATTGTTTCGGGGCAGAGGGACTATACTTTCACAACTGATAGCGGGGGGAATAGGATTCTTGATGTGCAGAAAGTTCTCATTTACCCTTCCGCGACTGCCACGAACTACGAGGAAGTCGACCCCATAGACGAACTGAATGTCCCGATGACAGACATACTCATCAATTCCGTTACCGGGAAGCCGTATCAGTACGGGAAACTATCCAATGGAATCTTCCTTGATCCCGTTCCCGATTACAATGCAACCAACGGGATTAAGATGGTAGTCAACAGGGAAGGGTCATACTTTACCACTACCGACACCACAAAATCGCCAGGCGTTCCCGCGTATCACGAATACTTCTACCTTAAACCCGCTTTTGAATACGCAAGGATACACAGCCTCGCCTCTGTACGGGGGATTGAAAAAGCCGTGATAGAACTTGAAGGGAATGAGGCGCTGACGGGGAAAATCCAAGATTTCTTCTCTCATCGGGAAAGAGATGCGAGAAAGATAATGACACCGAAGAAAATATTATACATTTAACATCAGCGAATTATGACACGAATACGAAGACAATTTCTTGGGTGGCGGTCGCACCCGGAATTGCGTTATCAGATTAATAATGGCATCACATTATGCCATGCTCATCATCCGCGAACACGAGATGATGAAGCGAAATTGTCGCCATACTTTCAAGAGTTGGTGGCTGAAATGAACTAATTTGGCTTCAGGAACATTCAATAATTGGAAATATCGCCAACTGGGGGACACATCCGTTGCCCCTATAAACCATAAAACGGACACCATAAAAATCGCTCTCGTCACCTCTTCGTACACTCCGGACTTTGATGCTCATGATTTCTTCGACGATGTGACGAACGAAGTCGTTGGAACGGGATACACCGCCGGGGGGAATACCCTCACAGTCACCACCTCGCAGGATAATACCGACAATGAAGGAGTATTTGACGCGGCAGATACATCGTGGTCAACGGCAACGATAACCGCTCGAGGGGCAGTAATATACAAATCAACGGGAACCGCTTCAAGTTCTCCCCTTATTTGTTACATAGATTTCGGGGCGGATTATGTATCAACCGGCGGTACTTTCACCATCACCTTCAACGCGGAAGGAATAATCAACATCACTTAAATGGCGCAACAAGTTCAAACATTTACGGCATCGGGGACATTCACTGTTCCG